AAATCTCCATAAATACCAGCACCACCACCTTGCACGAAAGCTCTGGTAAGTAACTCTGTATTTAAATAGGTTTCTTCATCAAATACTTCTCTTGGCTCTCTTCCTCTCAATATATCTTTTGTTGCGATTGACAAATAACCCATCATCGTTGTGCCAACCATCATTTGAGCTAAACCAAAAATACCACTTCTATCAGCTTGTTTAAAAGCATGGTACTGACCTGTCATACCTTTTGTTACATAAGTAATTGGAAAGCCTTTCAGTTGCATTATTGCTCTAATTGCTTCTCCTAAAACTGTTCCTCTCTCTGTACCAAAATTCATAATGGCTCGTTCTTTTGCGCCAGGTGTAGGAATAGCTGTATCTGCTGCATCTGTAAAATATGTCGCTAATTTTGTTGTTAAATCATCTTTGTATTTTTCTATCATTGCGCTAGATGCTTTTTTAAGTTTACGCTTTCGTGTAGAATTTACCTGTTTCAAAACTGCTTGTTCAATTAAATCATCTGGTAAATCTTTTACAGCAGAAGGAATGACATAGTTATTACCATCAATTGCTTTTTGCTCCATTCTCGAAAGCAAGTTCCAATCATCTTGTGTTATTCCATATCTTTGCAAATTAAGTCGTGTTCTCACAGGAATTTCGTTAAATGACCGAGATGTATAGGTTGATAAATCGGCAGATATTAGACGAGCTAAACCTGTTTTTTGTGCGTTGTTCCACCAAGCCATTCCATTGACTCTGAAAAACATTTGATGTGCTTTAGCCATCATACCAGGCCCACTATCATTTGCACCAAATCGTGCGTGAACATCCCCTAAAAAGTTCTCAACACCAACATTTAAAAGATAGGCTAATTCTTTCTGTTGCTTGCTGTTGAATATAGCAAACACATCTCTAAGTGCTATTGCATAGGAACTAAAGATACCTCTATCTGTTCTTGAATTAATAAAACTTGCTTTTGATGCAATATCAGAAAAAGAAGATATAGTTGCCATACCTAGCTTTGCCATGTTTTGAACCATGCGCCATGCTGCTGATATACCAGCAAAATCAACATTAAAAAATAAAGGTCTCCCAGCACCTCTTGCTCTTGTTGAACCATCTAATTCTTTAAATTGTCGTGTAAGTCTATTCTCATTGAGAGCATCTATAACAATAGGGTCTTTACCTTCTTTGATATCATTGATAACACGGTTAAACATGGCTTCTGGGTTTGTGCCAAACTTTTCCATTAGTCCAACTGCCTGTGCATCATGGCTAATTTGAGACAAAACCGCTTCTGCAAATGTTGTTCGGTTGTATTTTTTAGCATATTCGTAAGCAGATTTTCCTGATGCAAAATGTAATACTCTGCCCTGACTTAATTTCTTTGCTAAATTAGCAGGGCCAGTGAATTGTGTGAGTGGGTCTACAACACCATCATCCCCTCGTATTTGTCCTACTTTTTGATGTTGACCAGATACAAGATTCTGCCATATATCTCCGAGAAACATGGCTTCTGTGTAAGGCTCTCCATCTTTAGTTGGTGGTTTATTTTCAAATGTTTTGGCATCCAACCGTCCTGGCTCAAGCATATATGCAACCCATTTGTTTTTAGCTGCTTCAAGTTCTGCCTTTGTGTTATTTGCACCATCTCTTAATAAAATGGGGTCATGGTTCTGACGCACTACATAGTGTTTCAGTTCACCTATGACTGCTCCTGCTCTGTTTTTTCTTTTTAATATTTGTTTTTGAACTTTTTGTACGATTTCAGCAATTTGCTTTGCTTCCCTGCCACCAGCTTGATTTGCATCAAATGTTTCTGGGTCAAACATTGCTTCATAAATTAATTCATCTAGTTCACTGCTTCTGAATATTCTGACTAAATCATTTCTTTGGAGCGCGGCTACTAACTCCCCTGTATATTGGGTCATAATGGCTTGCTGTCTTGCATCAACACTATTCAAACCATTTTTACCAAAACGTATATCACCTACCATAATAGCTGATAATGCCTGTGATTTTGTCATTGTTTTCTTGCCTACTTTGATTTGTTCAGCAGAATTAACAATTCTCATAATATCGGTATATGCCTTTGCATTGAGAAGTCTATTACGTTTTTGTATGGTAGCACTTATCTTTGCCTGACGTGCAATCGTTCTTGCTAACGTAAATATTTCTAATTCTTCATCTGCACCAGCAAGCTCTACTCTCTTAGCAAGATTTTCTTCAAGAACATCTACGATTTCTTTTGCTTCTGCTTCATCAAGTACAATACCAGCATCTCTGGCTGCTTGCATTACCTCTTCAACGCAACTCATGTTCCTCTTGTCCTTCTAACACAGAACCCACCAGCCCTTGATATTTCTTCATATTTATCTGCTTTTGCATCAAGTGTAGTATCTCTAATGCTTGCTTTAAAATCTTCTGTAAGAAGTGCTTGCACTTCATCAACTTGCAAATCTTGCTCTAGTAATTCATTTTCTGCCTGTATTTCATCTAAATCAATCTCGTCTGACTCGATTGTATCTTTCTCGATTCTTTCAACATCTTGTTTAAATTCAGACAATGCTCCTAAATTATCTCCATCGATTCTCTGAGCATTTTGTACGTTATCAACCTGTTGTTGTGTATATGTTCCTTCTTGTATTTGTTTTACTGTTTCTGCTCTTGAAAGGTTTGTTCTAAGTTCTTGTAATCTTTGTGTTTTTTTAAAATATTCTTTTCTTTCAGAAGTTGATAGTTTTGGTTTTTTTTCTCCTGCTTCATCAGCTTTTCTTTGCATCTTTGTTTCAAAACGCTGTATCTCTTCTTCAAGTTCTTGAATTTCATTTTGTCGTGCTTGTGTAATATCTGGCTCTGCTGGTCTTTCTAAATCTTTGCCAAGCCTTTTGTTACCCTCAATAAAAATTGCTTGTTGTGCAATTTCTGCTTTTTGAACTGTTACAAAATCACCAGAATCTCGTGCATTTTGTTCAACCTCAGATAAAAATTTAATAATTTTTTGGATATCTTCTGGTTCAGAATTTGATAATTTTTGCGTTGAAATCACGACCCCAGCAACTTCAATCTCAAAATCTTCATCAAAAGCAGACTTGGAAAACACATCACTTGCATCCAGTATTTTTTCTGTACCATCTACATCTTTGATGGTAATATTACCTTCCTCATCCACATTTAGAACATCAACAACTCTGCCCTCACCAGAAGCATTGTAAACCACTTTTTTATCATCTGGTCTCAAACCTTTTGCTATATCAAATGCTTCTGCATCATCTATCAATGGCTCTATATTAACAGGCTTATCATCAATAACTTGTCCTAAAGATATTCTTTGTGCTGTATCTCTTGTGGATGGGGGTAGTTTTGAAACCCTGTCTGATAACGCACCAAACCCAACGTGCAAACCACCACCTAGTGCAGAGCCTACTGCAATATTTAAAAAACTATCCATCAAACCATAATCTGCATCTTGTTCTGCAAATGCTGCTCCTATTACCAAAGGCTCTACAACCGCTGCACCAACAGCACCATCTATCGCTCCTACCATCGCTCTTGAGCCTGTTTTACCATATCTGGATGCCATAGTAGCTGCTCTTGCTGTTCCTACGGCTGGTATAAAAGCAGAAGCAATGTTTAGTGGGTCAAGAAAACTACCTAGTATTGCAACACCAAACTGTGCTGCTCCTAATTTAAAACCACCTCTTGAACGATTTAAAGTAAAATTAAATTCTTCTCGTTTATCATACCGCTCTGCTAATAAATTAGCTAACCCTGTTTTGATTCCTTTCTCACCTACCTCAATGCCTTTTCTAAAATACTCGCTATTTTGGTATTCTTCAGCAGTCAGTATTTCACCTCTTGTTCCTTCTCCTACAAACTGTTCTGCGAATCTATTTAATGCGTTGAATGGATTATAATACAAAGTTTCATCAAGTGTTGCCCCAAGAACATCAAGTGTGCCAACCTTCGCTTTATCAAAATATTGATTATGCAAATTGGCATCAAACTCTTGTTCTGGAATATAAACACTAGACATTAGAAAAACTGATTTCCTTGTAAATATTTCATAAACTCTTGTTTTTGAGCATCCAAAGGGCCGTCATCTGGCAAATTTATAAGGACAGACTGTAAATCATCAAACGAAACAGTAATGTATTGTTCTTGCCCTTGTTCTACTAATTCAGGTTTTCTTGGAACAATATTTCCCAAATCATTAACCAAAAACACACCATTTGTTTGCACATTTGTTCTCCAGCTACCACCTGTCATCAAATCCCTGAGATAGCCTTCTTGATATGTTGCTTCGTTCTCACCTGGTGGTGTTGGCGGAAAAAAAATAATACTTTTTAAATAATCTTTGTTTTCTTTTCTTTGTATCGATAAATTTAATACAGTGGCTATTTTTTCTGCACTATTATTTAAAATTTTTGGAAAACGTATTTTTGTTTTTCGCCCATATCTATCCTCATCTGGAAAAACAAAATAATTACCAACAACAGAATTATATGCTTGCTGCACAGCTTCTTTTGGTTCTTTAGCTTCGTATTGTACAAGCCCTTTTGCTACATTTATTATGACTTCTTGTATATTTGCTACATGATTTACGCTACTTACTCTTGTAGCTGGGTCAAAAGAACCATCTCTTACACTTCCTATAATACTTCTATTATAATCAACTGTAATTAAAGATGCTTCTTCTTTTATTTCAGTTAGTCTTGACCCTGTAACTAAACTATCCAATTCTTTTATAATATCTGGTGTATTATATGCTTTTACTGCTGCCATATCAGAAGATTCTGGATGAGCTATTACAAGTTGGTCAACAATGGTAATACGTTCTTTTTCATGCAAATGACGCATTACTATATTTCTTGATGGTGAATCTTTATCACCAAATTGTGCAAGGAACTGCTCCCCAATTTGAGACTGTTCTCTGTAATTATCTGTTCCTCTAAATTTAGCCATAAAATCATCTATTTGTGCATTGCTTGCAATTCGAATATCAAGTGGCAGTATGCCCATTGAACGTTGTTTTTCAATTAATTCAGCAGGAGTAAATGTTTGTCCTGTTGTTTTTTGATAATACCCCACAAAATCATTTTCTATTAGATTTTCTCTTTGCTCTAACAATTTAATAGCAGCTAAATATGTTTCTTGACTTTCAACTGTTCCTTCATTCAAGAAGGTTTGCTCAAGTTCCTTTATTCTTTCTGCTTTGACTGTCTGACTTTCAAATTCTATTGCATTGACAATAGTAGATGCGTCAGATGTAGCAGTTGCTTTAATATTAAATTCCCTTGCTTCATCAAACATTTCAGCACTTGTATACAATGTTAGTATCTCATCTTTTAATTTGTTCGTTTCTTTTGAAGCTACTCCTCTGTTCGCAGCTAATTTTGCATTAAAATCTAAAACCTTACCATTTGCTTTTGCTCTTACTCTTGGTTGTAAATCTGATATTTGTGATGAGATAATACTGCCTAATACACCAACAACTTCAGGTTTATCTACGCTTGCGTAGATACCTGTCCTGTTATTTACAGCTAACTCTTCTGCTTTAAGTTGTGAAAGTGACATGGTTTGTGATTTAGATTGCAAATCTAATATAAGACTATCATTTGCTTCTTTTTTAATATCTTGAACTTCACCTTCGAGTTTTATAACAAGTTTTTCCCTGTATTCAGGTCTGAGTGTTGAAAAATCTATATCAACGGACGTTCCGTCTAGTCTATTAACAGTAATTGATTCACCAGCTAATATTTGTTTTCTTGAAAAAGTTAAATCTAATAACAAATCTGATTCCGCTTGGAATAGTTCTCCAAGAAATGTATCGACTGTTTCCTCTTGTATTTCTAGTTCACGTTTGTTCTTTGCAGTCTCTATTGCAGATAATCGTGTGCTTGTTTCTGAAGATGATAATGAGTTATCATTTAATGTGTCATCTCTCATTTTATCATAATCTTCTAATGTTTGAGCAGCATTTAATGCAGTTATATGTGCGCTTTGATTTAGGTCTTTCATTACACCTTGTCTGTTGTAACTTAATTTTAATCCATCTAAGGCTGCTTCATTAAACATTTCATTGAGTGATTCTTTTAAAAATATCGCTGTTGGGTCATTAGGTGCATAGGTTCTAATAGCATCCATTGTTGCTTCAATACTTTTATCTTTAGCAAGTCCTCTATTAACCTGATGTCTGTTAAATGCAGAGTTTGCGCCAGAAGTGCTAAACGATAATGAAAACTCATTAAATTTTTGTCTTAATTGTTGTTTTTGTTTTTTCGTAAAGTTTTCATGTCTACCAAGAAACTCTTGTTCTAATTCATTTTGAAAAACTAATGCGTTTTGTTGATACTCTGGAACAGTTTGCGAAGCATCGGCTCTATTATATTCTTGCCATTTCTGAGCTGTTTCAACTTTCATATTACTAATTGCATCTCTGGTTTGGGCATCTTTTTCAGCTAATGCAAAGTCAGCAGCCACCTTTCCTGCTTTTGATAATGTTTGTTGGAAACCTGCAAAGGCTCTTCCTGGTGCGGTAAAGGCTGCTGTACTTGCTCGTGGTGATAACTGACCAGCAGCTAATCCTTGTGTTGGCCCTGTTCCTTGATTATATAATGGTATCTTAGGCAATTAAAGTTGCTCCTGTTGCTGCTGCATCGGTAAATCCACCAAGCAATGATTGTTGTGCTTGTATTCGAAGTGCTTGCGCTGTTGCTTGTCCTTCAAGCCGTGATAAGGTTGCTTCAGACTCTTTTTGCATCTGCTGAATACTCGATGCGTATTGTATTCGTGCTGCATCTTTTTCTGTGTTGAAATAAGCATCTGCTAGTGCCTGTAATGGACTGCCTGACATCTGTATGCCAGACTTCGCTGTTGCCACTCTTTGTGTGCTAATAAGCCTGTCTGACTGTCTTCTGAGCGCAGCTTCTTCTTCTCTTTTCTGCCTTTGTAAAAGGATTGCTTCGTTTTCAGCAACCTGTGCATTATATTCAGCTACCTGTTGTGCAGCACGAGCAGCAGCTTGGTTTCCTTTTGAACCCATGATACCGCCAAGAACTTGACCACCTACGGCTAATGCTGTTAATCCACCATCAGACATTACTTTATCCTCGCCATGCGGTAATAATCACCGCCATCAACACCATATTGTCTCATCAAACCCTCATTCTCAAACCCCAACCATTTTGCAAATCGTATAGCTGTTGGGTCATCTGCTGAAACACTTGCTTGTATTCTATCCAACTCATTCTCTGTTTCAATTACATCAAACATATAATAGGTGTGTTTTACTACTGACTTGTATTTTATCTTACCTTGCTTTGATATAAAAAACCAACCCTCTGCAACTTTACCCCACATCTTGTGAATACCACCCATGCCTAATATCACACCATCATCGGTCAATGTATAACCATGCACATGTTCTGGCGCAATGAAAGCATCTTTATGTTGTTTTTCAATAACAAAGTCTAAGTCTATGTTCTCAATATCTTTTTTATCAAAAGTTCTTAATTTAAGCATCGAATGTATTAGACCTTCTCATAATTGCTAATATCGTCATAGGCAATGGTTGATTTTGTCGTATAATAACTTGAGCATCATTATCATATCCCGATGGAAAGAATATTTCTTTATCGCCATTAAATAATGGTATTGCTCCATCCATAGGCATACTACTATCACGAAATGGCATACGGTCAAGATTATTTAAGTCTGGCCCTGTTTCTGCTCCCACCGTATCAATGAATCGTGCGGTAACACCATGTATGCGTTTGATTTTTCCTTGTGATATGCCATCATCTGCACCAGCTTCCATACGCAAGGTTTCTACCAGCGAGTCAAAATTATAGCCCACATGAATGACACCGCCACTTCTATCTAAGGAAATGTTACCATTTGTTACAGTCTTATCCGCATGGCTTGCTCCATCTACTAATACCGCTACGGTTTCACCTTCTAAGTGATTGACTCCTGTAATAGAAGATATTTTCTTACGAACTTCACCACCTGATATGTAAGTTGTAAAAGGTGTGCCGTTGGTTGCTTTGCGTACCACACCACTATTAGGCAAAAATACCAATACTTCATCATCTGCTATTGCACCTGTTGTGCCAGTAGATAAAGTAATTTTAGATTGTCCAGCTAATGCAACAACCGTTGTTCCAGAGGCAATGTTTGTTCCTGTAACCACCATACCTGTTGATATTGTACCTGTTACAGTATCAATATCAATGACCGTAGCACCGCTGGTAATGCCACTTCCATTATTTACTTGTGCTGATGGAAAACCACCTGCTGCACTCAAATCGACACCAATCGTAAAGTTATTATTATCGACTTTGGTAACAATAACCCCTGTATCATTAACAGTTGTCATGCCTACAATATCGAAAATAGCCACTTGGTCATTGGTCGCAAAACCATGATTATCAATATTGATGTTAGCAGGGTTTGCTTTGCTAATTGATTTTATGCTTTTAGTTGCTGGGTTTGCTAATTCAAACGTATCGTCTTGTTTATTAAATACGGTAAAACTATCTCCATTTAGTTCTGTCATACCTACGACATCTTCAATAATCACCGTATCTCCGTTGTCAAATCCATGAGAAGAAGATGTAACCGTCAGTGTTTGATGGTCGATGGTAACACTGCTTACTTGGTCGGTTGATAAAGACACACCTGTAATGGTTTTGGCGGTATTCTGAAACGTAACCCCTGAATCCAAAAAGAAAGCATTTCGTATTTTTTGCTCAAAATTAAATGATTTGAGATACACAATATGTCGTACTTCAGAACCATTGATAGTACGTTTTACGGATAAATATACTTGGTCTTCTGTACCACTTGGTATGGATGTAACACTCTCAACAAACCCTGAGTTTCCAAACGGATGCTGATGCCATCCAACTGTATTGTTTGCAGGGTCATAACTAAGTCCAATCAATACACCATCAGAGCGCACAAACCATAAGATGAGTTCCGGCTCTTGCTGCCATACCATATCCACCAAACCACCTTTGGCAAGATGTTCTCCTAATATGGTTAAGTCTCTTCCCACCAGTCCATCCGTATTCAAATCAAAGGTAACTTCTTTTACTTTCTCACCACTTTTTTGCACCAGTATCGTACTTGCTCCTGCTCGAAGTGGTCGCACATTTGATGTACCAAAAGTTGTTTCTCGTAATACATTTACCGATGTGGGTGTCACCGCTGCTCCTTGTGTGCCGCCTGATAAGGTAAACTCTGCGCTGGTGGTAAGGATTTGCAAGAACCGTCCTGGTATCATGTGCTTGATAACATTCACTTGGTCAGATGCAATCGTAACATTAATGGCATCATCATCGTTTGTGCCAGGACTATGATTAGTAAAATCATCCGTTACAGAACCAAAAATGCTTTGTGGCTGTGCGGTTGTACCAGCAAAAAACAATCTTTCTTCATAAAATGCCACGGCTCTTGGAAATCCATTTCGACTGCTAAATGCGCCTCGTGACCAGCGTGTCGTTCCATCTGTTGCGTTTTTCGGCAAGACAAGTGTATCAATATTACCATTCACCGAATTGTTTTGCACCACAGCTGTTGCTGATGTAGCACTTGCTACGGCTGTAATTTTAACAAATCCTGTGCCACTATGCTGAAACTGCCATGTATGGTTGCCATACACCTCTGAGCCAGATGTATGAACAGGTGCTTGCGCTCCTGTAGATTCTCCACTTCCTGCATCTGTTTTCTTATACACATTACCATTATGTCGTACTAAATCATTCTGTGAGTAATTACTTGAAGTAGACCATGCATCATGTTGCACTTCTACAATATCTCTGAATCGAAACAATGAGCCTATGTCCGATGATGCAAATAAATCAGCCGAAGCGGTAAGTGTGACTGTTCCTGTATTCGCATCCGATGTAATGGTTGTTGTTCCGATATTCTCATCTTCGTATGGGCCATCTACAAAATCTACATCCGCTAATGTAAAAGACGTAGCCGTTGTTCGTGTAAGCTGTGCTGGTGCATGGCTGCGATGGGCAATAAACATCACATCTGCGGATTGTGCAAAGGTGAGTTCTTTTACCTGTGTTACGGTATAAGTCGTGGTTATCTCAACGATTTTGCCAGACGTACCGCCTGAGGAATAGGCTGTAAAGGCAGAGCTATCAATACCTGATAACTCAAATGTATTGGTTGTTTTATTTGCAACGGTAAACTCTCTGTTATTGAGTTCTGTCATACCCACAATGCCTTTGATAAAAACTCTATCGCCATTGCTATAGCCATGAGAAGAAGATGTTACCACCGCAGGGTTTGCTGCTGTAATTCCAGATATGGATTTTGTTGCTTCAGTAAGTATTTTCTCATCGTTATAAAAACGAATATAGTTAAGGCCAAACTCTAGCACATAGGATACAGGTTCTTCCGATGCAGTATCTGCACCAAACTCAAAGTTTACGAGTCGTACTTCACCACCACCTTTGGATGAATGCACATAAAAACTTCCTGTTCTTCTGGTAATACCGCCTTGAGGAAAGACCACCATGTTCTGCAAGGTTTGCACCCCTGCATTATATTTTTGTAAATCAACTCTGCCTTCTAATCTGGGTGTCAACTCACCTGATTGGAAGTTGGTAACAATGGTTGATACTCGTGCCATATTACACTCTTACGTCAATAAACTCGCTTGATGTTAATCTATCTGGTACACCTTCCATTGCATCCATTGCTTTGGCTTCGGATAATCGTGCTTGGTATAACTGAAATATCTGACCTGATAGCGATGCACTTCCTGTAATCGCATAGGCAACTTCGGATGCCAGTTTGTGTGCTATCGTGCTGGAGAGCAAACTATCATATTCTTCTGTGTCGGTAACTCGTGCGACATAGATAATCTTACAGGCCGTCTCATCGGATAATACTTTTCTTCCTTCTATTTTAAACATGACCTGAGTTTCATAGGCAGCAATGTCCTGATTAATACTATCCGTAAAGAACGATAAGACACGCAAACAAAATGGGTCAGTAGGAAGTGAAAACTGATTGGTAAATCCGAATGCTGGGGTAGCAGAGTCTTTGGCAAGGGTTGCTCTTCGTATCGCTGAGTTCCAAGGATGGGAGCGTAATACTTGGTCTCTTACAGTAGTAAATCTTCGGTTGCAGAGTTTGGCTTCTTTGGAGTTTTCATCAAGAGATGTAATGGTAGCAGCTCCAAGTAAATCCATGGCTTCATTACAAATATCAACAACAGAAGACATACTCTCACCTCTTAGTAAAGGAAGGGCAGATTGCTCTGCCCCTCACAGTTTAGTTTACAACATACTCAATCACGAAAGATAAATCACCAGCAGTGTCTCCTGCTGCATCGAATAGTAATCCGATAAACAAGTGACCGCCTGGGTCAGATGATTGACCAGCATCTTCCCATACTCTTTGACCTGTTGTGTTTATGTTTCTTGCTTCATACGTAACATCTGTTCCAACGCCACCTACTGCACCACGAAGGTCAGTGATTGCAGACGCATAGGCATCATCATCCAGTGCGGTAAATGTTCCGTCACTTTCCGAATACACACCTACGTCACAGGTGTTTGTTGTACCAGAATCTAAGTCATCGTTAAATAACTTGATGGTTACGATTGCTGCATTTGAAGGAATCGGAGCAAGCATCACTGTATCTGTGGCAGATAAATCACCAGCAGCCAGTGCGATTGTTCCCATTGCTACTCGTTTCACGCCATGCAAAGTCCTAGATGGGGATGCCACCTGAGGCAATGCCAACATGTTGGAAACGAGGGTTGTGTTTACATTAGCCATTTTCTAATCTCCTACTCTTAATCTGGTGTTTCATCACAGAAGATTTTAACGACTTTGGACTCTTCCATACGCACCGCGCCAATGTCCATGCAATAATACACTTGAGTCGCATAACCTTTATCGTTACGCTCATCAATTCGTGCAGAAACATCTTTGCCAATACCAAGTGTAAGCCCATCTTCAGCCCATGCAAAGCAGGAACGAATATCATTTGAATCAACATCTAGACGATTTGTCATGATAAATTCAAAGCCTAAGAAGGAACTTACATCCCCTTGAGCTAATGCTTTTACCGTGTTGAAGTCTGAACTAGTCACCTGAGTTGTGCCTAGTAAATCTTCAATCTGCTTTGGCCCTACTGCAATGTAACGTGGTATTGAAGGGTCAACATCATTCAAATCCAACTTACGTTTTGCTTCAAGCAATTTAGCTATGGTCAACCCATCGTTAGATGATGATGAGCCTACCATATTGTTTGTTGCGTCAAGTGTTGCTGAACCTGAACCTGTTTCACCTGTTGATGCTGTACCAAGTGCTGCTGTGATAATCACATCATCCATTGCACGTCCCATAGCTGCTGCTGCGGCTTGTGCATAAAAAGATGTTGGGTCGATTAACATACGCACCTTATCTTGGTCATCGATTAAATCAGCATACTCATAGGATGCTAAACTTAATCTACGTCTTGCATGAGGGGTATCAAGTTGTGGTGTGTCGGCATGGCGAGATGTACGCAGTTGCGCTGTTGCCTTACCTATTTGGTCTATAAATGCGTTCTTACCGACAACATTCTCAATGCGAACTGCATCACGCAGACGGCTGCCCATCTGTTGTGACAGCATTTGCACATTGGCAGAATACTGTTGTACGAACGCGGTTGTGACTTGTGAAGACATAATTAACTCCTTCTTTCACAAATTGCGTTTATACTGTTGTCGATGTGCTACCCTTACGGACACCTCTAGGCTTTTTAGTTGCCATAGAACTATCGTCTATCCGATTGTCTTCAGGACGATGTGTATCGCTACCCTTAACAACCCAACCCCAAAGCACGTCTGCTTTGTCTTTTAGCTGGTTCGTATCTAAAATATCTCTATTTGCACAGGTTTGCAAGAGATTACATATTAATTCGTTTCTGGCTAAAACAAATGACTCTTTATCCATGTACCATTTCCATCAATTCACTGACACGAGATATGGCTCTTTGTCGTGCAACATAGTTCTTTTTATCGGTATATTCGGGTGAATTCATAATTGCATCGATTTCTGCTTGCGCTTCAACAGGAGTCAGCTTGCGTGTTTGTGTTGCATCCGCAATTGTATCCTCACTTGTGGATTTATTCACAAAGTCTGCCATCTGCGAGAAGTATTTAATCACTCGTGGGTCATCGCCAAACTTCAAACCACTTGCTAGTTGTAATTCATAAATATCAGAATCACCAAACTTACCAAGCAATCCTTTTACACCAGCCAGTTTATCTTCATACGCCTGACCCCATTCTTTTTTAAGATTCGTAATGGTTTCTTCTTTGAGACTTTCCTGTTGTCGGCTAATCTCTTCTTGTGATGTATTTACAGTCGATTTGTAATACTCCATCACACCATTTACCTGATTAGGTGTTAGGTTAAGTTTATGTGCTATGCCCTTAAAATTACTAGCAATTTCTTCTGTTACTACGTTTCCATCTACGACAACATCGTACTTGTCGGCTGTTTCTGGTACACCTAGATACTGATGTATTTTAGTGAGTTGTTCTTCGGATGGGTTTTTGGGAGCTGCTAGTTTATCTGCACCAATGAGTTGTTGTGCATTTACATAGGATTTAGCAAGATTACCCACATCTTTGATGGGTGATAGGCTTGGATGTGAGCGTAATTCTTCTGGTAATTGGTTTAAGAAATCGTTACCAGAACCGCCTTGTGCTACCTCTGCTGGTGTTTCCAGTGTGGATGTAGATGGCTGGTCTACCTGTTCGACTGCTTGTTCTTCCATTTTTACTCCTTATTTATCATGTTTTTAATATGTAAGAAAACAGCACGTTTTCCTTCTTCAAAAGCAGATGCATTGGCATCTCCTGATACATAGGTCGTTGTCATTGCATGACATCGATTAGCTAAATCATTAAAGACTTTTGCACCACTTTCCGATGTAAATGTCTGAGTATACATATCTCTAAGCTGTTCAATTTCTTGCTGTCTTCGCTCTTGTGTGTAGGCTTCATTTTCGATTGATTGTACTTCTGCCATTATTTACTCACCATTCTAACTGCTTGTGCTGCTTGAGCGGTATCGGATACATCTTGTGATAATGCCTCACGCTCCTGCATTGCTTGTTGCATTTCCTGACGTTGTTGTCTCATCGCATCTACTTCACGTTGAGATTTCAATGTCATCTTTGGTACACCCAGACTATCGGTAATGTGTCGTACCAATCCATCTGGGTCAATGTGGTCACCTACAGGCAGTGCCTGTGCCAATGGCATGAGTATCTCCAATGCCTTCATGGTATTGTTCAAGCTGCTGGATTTTTGTGCCATAGCTAGTGGAGATACATATTCAATATCTACATCTCTTCCTTGTATTAACGCTGGTGCTGGTTGCAACATATCGGCTCGTAGCATCAAAGCAAACACACGGTCTATCAATGGACGTAACATTTCATTCATTAATCTTCCAAGAACAGGGCCAATGACTCGCATCCGCTCTTCTTGTCTTTGTATCACTTCGGTCGCTGTCATGTTTGGAGAACCACCAACGAGTATCTGGTCAACATAAAAGGCAGAGCGAATGGCCTGTCTTCGTTGTTCTTCCATACTTAAACCTACATTGGTATTGCTACCTGTATTCAATGGAGTGATGGTATCTCGTGTGCCAGAGCGGTAGAAGTTCAAACCGCCAGGCTGTGTTCTGACAGGCAACATAAACCCATCATCAGGAACAAGCAACGGTGGGTCGATTTGTTTTTGTGCTGCCTGAATGATTGTTTTGCTCATCAGGTTTAACATTTTTACATCTGGTAATGCCGTCATCGCAGGAGAACGCCCCATGATTTCACCTGTGCTTTTAAGAAATCTGGGTACGATGAACGGCATTTCTTCAAAGCCACCTTCGGATAATATCATCTGTGTTTTATTGCACACATACACCGAAGCAAATGGCATATTTACATTATCACGTTTGGTAATATCTCGTGTCATACGAGGGGTGACAATATGTAATATCTCAACTGGTTCTTCTGGATTTTTTTTAAATACCTTAGAAATATGCTCTCCGACATTCTCTTCTCCAAATCTCTGCACTGCTGCTTTGGCAGAGGATTCATACTTTCGATACACAGTATCCACCATGCCATGTAAATCTTCTTGTATGTAAAACTCAGAGATATGCCGTGTGGAACAACGAAGCTGATTGTCTTCTCCCATTTCAATAAACATACAGCCTGTGCCAAATACAACTAAATCAACATATAACTCATGCACTTCCGTTTCAAAGTTTGATTGATTAAATAATCGCATCATTCTCATAGATGTATCTTGCAACCATTCTCGTACATCATCATCACGATTTATGTCGGTATCTTTTACATCCAGATGAAACCAAGGCGATGCACCGCTCGTCAGCATACCATGCAAAGACGATGCTAATAAATCAACGGCTTGCAACGCTGTGCCATCAAATATCTGTTCCATGCGCTTTTCGCCTTTGGAACGCTTTTTGACAATCTCTGCTTTTCTGGGAAGCATAAAGTCAGCAAGTTCTTGGTAGTGCGTGTTCCATGTATCACGCTGGTCTTCTACATAATCAAACCGCTTGAGTAATGCTTTTAATTCTTCATCAATCATTTTATCATCGTGTTACGTGTACCAGTATCCTGATTCAGTAATCCTGCCACAATGGTAGAACCTCTGCCAACTCGTCCCGCTCGTTGTCTTCTAACCCCCTCTTCAGCAAGTGCTGCGCCTAATTCCATATCTGGTTCTGGTGGAGGAGCAGGTTGTGGCGGT